GACCATGGGACCCGGCAGGCGTTGATGAACGAGAGTGTTCAAATCATTGATCGAGGCCAACAAGGCCGTGGGATCACTATCCAAAAATATTTCCAGAGCGGCCTCGTCGAGAGTTGGGCGTTCGCGGATTTCCAATTCACTGGTGACTTCCCATAAAATACCGGACCGGGGCCGAGCATCGAACGGACGGGTAAAACGAGCTTCATGAGCAACAAGACCAAGCCCGCCCAAGAGGTCTATTTCAAACCACTCAGCGCCTTCTTTGGCATGCCAGCGATACCAGGCTTCAAACAGGGCGAGCTGTTCTCGGCGAAACGACCAGCGCACCGTAATCCGGCTAGGCACCTGCGTGTAACGTCGACGTTGACGGGCGGGGCCAGCTTCCATTTCCGTGCGCAGGATTGCTTCGCCCGGATGGAGGCCATACCCCTGAATACTGGGAAGGGGTAATGTATTGGGCCAAGTGATTGTCATTTTAAAACTCGATTAATAGCTTCCCGCAGCTGGGTTAAGGCCGTAGCGGCGTTCTAGAGTGGGAGCCAATCCTTCACCTCGACTGATGTTACGGGCCAGTTTGCCCTCGACTTTTTCGACGACAATATCCAAACCCAGACTGCCACTGGAATCGCGCCGCGATTGCACTGTGGCTTCTGTTCCCGGAGCCCGGTTATTCACGTTAACAACGACCTTAACTTCCGGCTTCTGGCCTAGTTCCGAACCCAACATCCGCATCTGGCCCGCCGTGAACACCGTCTCACCCCGCTTGGCGATGATCGGAACTTCGCCGCCAACCACACCACCACTATGAAACCGTGGAACAGATGCAAATACCGCCGGATCAACAGATCGACTGGCAAGGGTGTCCATGCCAATGACGCCGCCCGTATGAGCAACCATCACCGGGCCTGCCGCCGGAAAGTCTCCCACCGGTGCAGATGACCCGCCACTAAACAAATTGGCCCCAATGGTGCTGAATACGTTTTCCAGAAAACCACTGAAGGGCTTGATGACCGACATACGAATGGCAGCCCGCATTGCCTCTTCGGCAATGGTGTTAAACAAATCAGCTGCATTGAACTTGCCAGTCTTGGCCCATTGAACAAAAGCATCCTCCCCGGCCTTTAATGACCGAGTCGTAACCTGCTCAAACTGCTTGGCGGCATTACCTGCTTCATCGGCATAATCGCGCAAGGCCCGGGTGACGCCATCCGACCATTCCCGGCTGGCACTGAGCATCCGGCCATAGGCTTCCTCAGATGCGCGGGCAAAAGTCTCTTGAGCAATAGCTCCTTCATCAAGCAGACGATTGAGGTCCGCGATCTCGGCCTTATAGGCTTCCTGCGCTGTGCGCAGACTTTCCGTCAGGGCGCGTCCTTTTTCTTTCAGCTTGGCAGATTCCTGCTCTGCCTTATTACGGGCTTCAATGGCTTGCTGTTCATCGAACAATGCCCCGGCCAATTGCCGCACCTGTTGATGTTCAACAACCGTGGCTTCAGCAGATAACCGCCGCAGAGCCTGTGAGATAAAACGTTGTTTGTCAGTCATCGCGAGCGCGTCATGTTCGCCGCGCAATCCATCAATGACCTTTCTATTGGCTTCAGCAATTCGGCCAGCTGCTTCCTGTGCCTTGGCGGCTAATTTTGCCAATTTGGCATCGCGCACGGAGGAAGCTTGATCCATCAAGGCATCCACCTGGGATTGGTTGCTGCCGTCCGGGGCAAGCAAGGCCTCAATGTCTTTTGCCAGTTGTTCGTATTCAGCACGGATACGATCCGCGCCCTGATGGGTCAGGGTGAACAATTGCCGCTGCAGGTCTTTCTCAAATTTAGTGATGCTATCCGATCTTGCCTGTACAGCCTTGAAATCAACATCCGCTGTGCCGTCCGACGTAACCGTACTGGTTTTGGGATCTGGCTTGCCGCCCATATCTCGTTGCATCCAGGCAAGCTTTGCGGCCCATTGCTGATAAATGGCTGTCTTTTCTTTAAGCTGGCGTTCCAATGCCACCTTGCGGCCCCAGCCAAGGGGATCGTCCATAAACCCGACATCGCCCAGTTCTTTTAACTCACGGGCAATGTCCTGCAATTCCTGACGGCGTTCCGCAACAATGGAGCGGGTGCTACCGAGGCTCAAACCATCAAAGTTAAAATCACCTTGGGCCAGAAGTTTCAATTGCTCATAGGCAATACTGGCTTGGTTTGCCAGGCTGCCCAATTCCTTAACTGCAGTGGTCACCCCGGGAGCCAAATCTTCGCCGATAGAACGCGCCAGAGATTTAATGTTATTCCACATCAGCTCCGTCTGGCTGTTTAGGCTCTCAAATGCTTTTGCCGCTTCTTCGTTCAAGGCCGTGGCGTTCTCGGTCTCACGATTGGCAAGATTAAGGGCTGTGGCCAACAAATCAGCACGGCTTGCCAACACTGGCAGTGTTTTTAACAATCGTTGATCTGACAGACCCAATGCCGCCATGGCTTCCGCTGCAGATCCACCGGCATCGCTGATCCGTTTCAAACCCTCGATAAACAACACGAAGGCTGCCGTAGCATCTTGGTTAAACAGGGTTTTGATTTCTGCACCGGTTTGACCGGTAATCTTCGATAAAATATCCAAATGCTTGCCACCACTGCGAACGGCGGCGTCCATCATATGCATGACCCGGCCAACAGACGTGCCTGCCACCTCGGATTTAACGCCAACGGAAGCCAATGCAGCCGCCAGCGCCGATGCCTGAGCAGAGCTCACGCCAAAGATAGCGGTGGCCCGGGCAATCTCGGTTGTCATTTCTGTAATTTGGCTTTCCGTGGCAGCAAAGTTATTGCCGAGAGCCACGATCACCGACCCCAGCACGTCCACGGTATCCATGGTCTCACCAGTAACATTAAGAATTCGCGCCAAAGCCATCGCTGCTTCATTGCCCGATAGATCCGTCGCGGTTCCCAGTTTAGCCACAGTCTCGGTAAACCTAAGAATATTAGCGGCACCCTTGACCCCCAGCTGACCCGCACTTTGAGCAATGGCTAATAATTCGTCTGTGGCCACTGGGATCCGTTTGGAAAGCGCGTCGATATCTTGACCCAATGAGGTCAGTTCGCCTTTGGACAGGTTGGCCGTCTTGCCAACGCCAATCAATCCAGCTTCAAAGTCAGCGTAGAGTTTGACCATTTCCTGCAGGCCACGAATGGCCCCGGCAGCAGCGATTGCTCCGTAGAGAAACTTCATATTGCGGCCCAGAGAGTGAGCGCGATCAGATAACTTGGTCAGGCCACGCGATGCTTTGCCACCAGCAGCCTCAATCTTCTTGAGAGACTTATCGCCAGCGCGGCCCACATCCATGAGCTCTGCCTTAACCTTGCCGCCACCGTCAACGCTGAGACGGATTGCATAGGTGTGTTTGGCTTTAGCCATTAATCTGTTTCTTTCTGGTTCATCGCTTCAATCAACCCGTTTTCTGCCGCGCTCAAAAGTTCCGACAATACGCCGGTCTCAAAGCCCCGAACCTCGGCAATCTTGAGGGCAGCGCTCATATCAATGCCCGCCACATGGCCAGACGGTGTAAACCGCAATTGACCAAGGCAGGCGTTGAGCACGTCCCAGGCTTGGTGTTCTTCCGCTGATTGCAAGGCGTGTTCTTGGTAGGGGCAAAGATCGTCATCTATGACTTTGCGGCCACGGTGTCCTGTGCCGCCTTGCGCGCAGGACGCGCCTTCTTCCCGGCATCCTTCGCAGTATCCGGGCCCTCCGCCTGACTTAAAGTGCCAGAGGCAGAGAGCCCTGATGCGTTTTTTGCGGCGTTGAGCAACATCTGCTGCAAAGTCAGCTTTTGCAGAAACTGCTCGCCGACTGGATAGAGGTCCATCACCGCGATGATATTGTCCCGGGTGACCGGTGGATCATCTTCGATGCCGATCCAGGCGGTAATCTGGCGTGTGGCCAATTCATAAACGACCTGACATTGCAGAAAGCCGTCCCGCTCATCATTGATGCTTAAGTCAGGGAGCCCGTCCAACGACAGACCTGATTCTTTGCGGTCGCGCACTTGGGTTTCCACTGCTTCGACGCGACGACGGGCACCGGCTTGAGCCGCTGCCATTGCCGTTGTGGTTAAGGGTGTAACGGTGACGGTAATGGCGTAGGGAAGCTCAATGTCAAAGGGCTCGTTCGGTTGTTTTAATGAGATCATGAGTATTCTGTCCCATCCAGATCGTTGATCAATGTCACCGTCAGCATGCGACCTGCCGCTTCATTCTTGGCCCCTTGAAAATCAAAGCTGGCCTGAATGCCGCCAGGACCTTCTACGGCCAGCTTGGGCTTTGGCAGATAAACTTCGTGAGCCGTGAACATGACGCTGGATGTGCCAACCGTATATCCGAATTCCAGATCCACTGGCGTTCCGCTGGAAGCCGCGTCAATCAGTGTGGTATCGGCAAACCGTACATCGATGCGACCTGACAATGATGCCACTGTGGGGTCAGCACCATCAATCAATCCATCAGAACGGATGGTTTCTATTTTCTCAAGATTATTGGAATAGGTCAGTGAGCCGGAAGTGAGGTTTGCGACCGCCGTGCCCGCTTGTTTGATGGAGCCCTGGAATTGGCTGATGCGGTTGAAAGCTAGTGTACTTGGTGTGCCGCCCTGGGATGTGCCATTACGGGTCTCTCCCTGAGCGATGGCATTGATGGTCGCCGCTGCAGCACCGGACCGCTGAAAGTCCAAAGCAATGGAATTAAGAACCACACCTGCATGCATAAAGAAGGCTGGCACCTGGGCCATGCCAACTTCAAGAGAATAGCTTGGTAGGCTGTCTACACCCGACACAAATACATGACTGAAGGTACCGTCCAAATTATCGGTGCTGGCTGGATCACCGAACAAGCCGGTGAGCCAGAGGCCCAGATAACGTGGGTCCATTGGGACCGTGATATCGCCTTCATCGTTGATCACATCCTGCAAGGGTGCCAGAGGGTCACGGCCCTGACCCAAAACCGGATCATCAATCAGGCCTTGTTCTGATCCCAAAGAGACGCTGTTGAACGGCATCCGGATGTAATCGCCAGGTGGCGATGTGCCATAGGCGGTTTCTCGTTTGAGCAGCAGTGTTGCGCTCGAACCATAGGCTCGCGACATAGAACGTCTCCTGTGATTGAATTATGGTTAGCCGAGTGGGCTGGTGGTTTCGTATTCGACGGTTACGGTCATCACACCGGTCTTGATAGCCGGGGCACCCGCCACAGCTTCCGTGTTAATTTCTGGACGGCCATAGGCCATACCGAAGGCAAGGCCACCGAGGGTGGGATCAACCTCCAGTACAGTGCCAATCGCCTGCACTAATGCATCAAAGGCGGTATCGCGGGCTGTTGCGTTGCCGTCCTCGATGTAAATTTCGATTTCGATATTATGGCTGTAATAGATGCCCCCAAAGCCACCAAGTGCTGTCTCAGGCTCCCCGGGGTCGCCATCGCGCAGCACGATCAGGCCGCCAGTTGGTACTTTCTCGGGAACTGCGGTGTTGCGCTCGACCTTGCCTCCCGGCACCGTTATGAGCAGGGCTTTGATTGCTTCAAGAATTTGTTCTGTTCTACTCATTCATAAAATCCTTGAAAATGGCACCTTTTTGACGTACAGTTACAGTTAGCAAGAAAAGGATCAAAACCATGACGGCAATAGCGATTTCAAAAACCCAACGCGTTAACCTGCGTCTCAATGACGATGCCAAACACACCATTGAACGCGCCGCCTCGTTTGAGGGAAAAACGGTTAGTAAATTTATTCTTGCCAGCGCACTGGCGTCTGCAGAACAGACGATCCATGAGCATGAAACCATGACCCTCAGCAAAAGAGATGCTGAGACATTCTTTAATGCTTTATCTAAGCCAATTAAATTAAATGCAAAGCTGCTCTCCGCGCTTGATGAGCACGATCAGCGTGTTGTTTCTAAATGACGAATAGGCCAGATTTGGTCATTGAGCCGCTTGGGAAAAAACATAACCGGGCGGTTTTTTCTTGTGGCACAGATGAACTCGACACCTACCTCCAGCGACAAGCTTCTCAAGATACCAAAAGACGGATCTCTAGAATTTTTGTCATACGTTCTGAAGAAGATGATCAAACCATTCTCGGCTATTACACCCTGAGTGCCCTTTCGATTGATCTTTCTTCCTTACCAAGTGATCTTGCCAAAAAACTACCCAAGCACCCTCTTCCAGCTGCATTAATTGGTCGGCTGGCAGTCAGCACAAAATCTCAAGGAGCCGGGCTCGGAAAAGTCCTTCTTGCCGACGCCATAAAACGAACCCTTGCTCTCAGTGATGAGATCGGTGTTTACGCCATGGTTGTTGATGCATTGAATACGGATGCTGAAGCGTTTTACCAAGGTTTCGGATTTTCTAAATTGGGCACAGCCACAAATCGTCTGTTTTTACCGTTGAAATCCGTCTAATTATCTCATTTTTCGACCAATTAATTCCGGCAATTTCCGTTCCCAACGTTTGGCTTCTCGCACCACATCCAATCGTTTCTTAAGTTTCACCTGCGGCACCATGATAAACATGACCACCGTGGTGATGCCTTGCTTCATGCGTCCGGTTTTGGTGAACGCGCCACCCTTGGCACGACGACCAACCCGCCCTGATCTATTGATACGCACCCCATCCACCACCAGAAGTGACGGATGTCCACGCCGAAAAACAAATCTCAATGGCCCAAACCGGTGCTCCGGAAAATTACCCGGATTGATCCGCTTGCCACCAACCCCGCGTTTCGGAGCTGCCGGTGTCGGAATGGCCAGCCAAAGACCGGACTTGCTTCGGATCACTGCCCCTTCATCGAACGTCCGTATGATCTGTGGGGCCTTGGACCAGACCAATGTCGCCGCGTCATGCCCTTTGTTGGGATACGCACGGCTTCTCCAGGTTCTCGCCAACCTTGGCCCTAAACCGGCAGCAACCACCTGTTTACGAAGGTCGCCTTTGAGCCCGTCGCCTGCTTCCTTGACGCCAGCAGCGACACCGCGCTCAATGCGCTTTGTCTCCGCCTGCATATCAGCCATGAGGGAGCCGACAATGGTGGCACCAAGTTTCATGCTGGTCTCGTATCTAGAGTCCAAACCAACCGATGAGGATCTCGGCGTTCAGGCTCACCCTGAATAACGTAATCAACCCCATCAATGGAGAGAAGGTCATCAGGCCGTGGTTGCGCCAATTCCGAAACACGAACTTCAAACAGGGCCGTTTCAGCGTGAACACGGGTTTCACCAAACCCGACAATTTCGTCGGGGCGGATGGCGATCACCCGGATATTCACAGCGGCACCCCCTTGCGGGGAATACAATGCATCAACACCAAATTCATCAAACGTGATGTTGAGTGCTTCCAAAGCCAGGGAGGCGAAGGTCATTTATCTTCACTGGGCGTATCAGGTTCTGGTTTGGCCTTGCCGTCCTTTTTGACAGGTTGTTCAGTGACCAGGCTTGCGAGTTTGCGATCAACAAGCCTGCGACCCTCGTCTTCGTTGATATCGAACGTATCACCCGGAGAATGAGTTTTCTTACCGGCGACGACCATGACGTTTGCTTTAAGCTTCATGACAGGGCCTCTCACAATACGGTTGCACAGAAACTGGCGTTGGCGCGGTAAGGCACCACCAGGGCTGAAGACTGCAGGAGCATGTAGCGCACCGGCGGATCGTTTTCCGACCAGGATTTAACGAAGTATTCCAGCGGGCGAATGCCTGCGGCCTCGTCAAGAATGGCCCCGTGGTGACGGACACCTTCCAACCCCGTGCGAGCTACGAGCAATACCGTGCCGGTGGGGAGCAGCGTTTGATCGACGCCATCGTCATCCACATAGACATCGTTGTAGGTCCAGATATCAAAGCTGCCAATGTTGCCACGAAACACGGATTTTTCATCCGCGACGATGGGATCAAGGGACAGGCTGATAGAGGTTCCGCGCCTAACGTCGAACAAGGCCTTCACTTCCGGATCTTTGATAAATTGCTCAAACGCACTGTCTTCCATAATCACCGTGCGCGGGCTGAGACCAGAATTTCCCCGTACCGTAATCGCCCAGGAACGAAGGTCAGCCAGAGGGCTCACCCCGGCTTCGCCCCAACGGGATGCACCGGTGAGCGCCACCGTATGGGTCGGGTCTCGCTGAAAATCGACCACCTGGGTGGCGTAACCTTCACCGGCAACCACTTGTTTGCCGGTCAAAAGAACTTCTGTCGCCATCACTTCAAAGCGACGGTTCAGCATTTTGAGCATATCAGCCAGGTTGTCGGCGACTGCGGCCTGAATGCGGCTTTCAGGAGACATGCCACCCATAAATGCCTCACCCGGGCGGCGTTTGAGACCCTGTTGAGGCCGAACCACCCGTTTTTCCTTGAGGTAGGCTGGTTTAAAACTCTTGGTCTCGTAACCACGGTTCGCCACCACCTTGCCTTCAACCAAAGGCGAGACAAAGGGCGTGATGCGTGGTTTGCCATCGACCACATCGAAGAAAATCTCCTCCGTGTCAGATCGTGAGACCGTTGAGAAAAAGGTTCGGGCTAGAAACTGGACCGGCTCGGCGTTGGAGGCGACAATTCCTTCAATGACGCGCTCCAGGCGACCGGTATCATAAGCGTTAATCGGCATGGATTTAGGCTCCTACAACAGGCTTGAGGAAAATACTTTGAGACCGAAGCCCCGGCTTGGCGGTGGACTTGTCATGACCGGTGCCGAAGACGAGGGCGTCTTCGTTAAAGCAACCGGTGAACCAGACGGCAGCCTTGATAGCCCCGGCACTGGCATCCACATCGCTTTGCAGAATGGCGATAGGGTTTTCAGAACCGTCGGCGGCGGCGGCGAGTGAAAGCTTGAAGGTATTGTCGGCAGTCACTTCACCCAGCACGGCACCCATGCCCAAGGTTTCACCGGCGGCGATGACCACGGTGTCGGTGTGACGAGGAAAATCACCGGCAATGAGGTCTTCTTGAGTGAATGCATCAACATTGCCAAAATTGGGATCGCGTAGCGCCATGATCAGGCTCCTTGATTAGGTGTGGGTTTATGGCCGAGGGTCGAAAGCGCCCGGGCCGTCATGGCTTCAACGACAGTGTCTTCTTCACCTTCCGGGGCATCGGCTCCAACAACCGGATTGTCGATACTCGCCATGGCCGCTTTCAGCAGGCTGCCAGTTTTCGGCTGTTCAGGTGTGGACGACAGAACCTTGATGGCGCTCGCGGCGTCCAGGTCAGTTTCCAGCGCAAGAGATCGAGCCAAGTCAGTGCGGCCTTCTGCTTCTGTTGCATTCAAGATGGCTGCAATGCGGCTGCGCTCAGACGCCTGACCACCCCGATGGCCCTCCAACTTCAAAGCATCAGTATCAATCGGCGTGACTTTTAATGATTGTGCATGGTCCTTAGCGCCGGGGTTTTCCTGGGTGGCATCAATAGGCGTGTCTTGGTCTTCATCCATCTGTCTTTTCCTTATGGTTGAGACATGATGCGCAGCGGCCCGCACACCTGTTGTTGTTACCGACGGGGCCGCCCGTCGCTCTAATTCTGATAAAGTTTCAGCGAAGGTCGCAATGTCATCGGCAAGACTCGTGGCGACAGCTTCTTGTGGGTTGAGCCATCCCGCCTCAGTGGCGCGAACGACACTTGCATCAATATTTCGATTGCGGGCTACCGTGGAGACGAACAAGCCATAAAGCCGATCCACCTCAGACTGGAGCGAGGACTTAGCCTCAGCTGTCAGCGGAAAATACTCGCTACCATCAATCTTGCGATCACCGGCAAAGACCGGCGTGTAGACGTATCCCTGCTTGGCATCTTTCGCGCTTTGGTCCATGTGCATGGCGACCACGCCAATAGAACCAACACCGGCGGAGCGTGGCAGCGTGAGACGTTCCGCCGCACTGGCAATTGCATAGGCTGCCGAATAAGCATTCTCGTTGGCGATGGCCCAGACCGGTTTGATGCTTCGAGCCTGATAAATGGTGTCCGCCAAATCAAACAATCCGGCGACTTCTCCGCCAGGACTATCGATTTCCATGAGCACGGCACGGACTTGAGTGTCGGTCATGGCCTCACGGACCTGTGCGCCGATAGAGGCGTAACTGGTCAACCCGCTTTCCGCATCCAGACCACTGGAACGCTGTACCAAAGTGCCCTGCACAGGGATAACGGCAACACCACCACCTGAGACGGAATAAGAAGCCCGCCCGTTGGTATCTGGGCGGCTTATTGCTGCCAGCGGTTCATCGAGATGCTTTCTAAACACACCTTCGATCACTCGCAGCTTATCGAACCCGATGGCCAGCGGCGTGTTATAGAGCCGTGACCACAGACGGGGATATTTCATGGCTTTGCTTCCTTACCGTGACCTGCTTCTTGATCGGGTGATTCCTCAACAAACGGCTGCCCCGACACGACATCTGCCGCACCCAGTAGACCAAGCTCGGCCATGCGTTCGCGTTCCCGCGCCCGTTGTTCCAGGACTTCTTCCCAGTCAAGACCTTGCTCGGCGCATTCGTTCTCCAAAGTCGAAACTCCGATATCCATACGGGTCTGAGCGGCTTTAGCTTCCTTGACCGGATCCACCCACCCCCGCCCTGGCCCAATCCAACGGGACCGAGCATAAGCACGGCGATGTTCATAAAAATCTTGGGCTTCGATCAGCCCGGCCTCGATGACTTCCTCGAGCCAGAGTTCGTAAACGGGCTGCGTCCATTGGGCTGACAGCCATTGCCGACGACCATTAAAAAACCGCGAGGCTTCCAATAATGCCGCCCGGGCACTGGAGTAATTGGTCTTGCTAAAATCCTTGAGCAAAAGTTCGTAGGGCATGTGCAATGCCGCCGCCACATGACGGGACATGGCCTCAACAAAAGGAGCAAACCCATCTGCCGGGCGAGACGGCGCGAACGATGACAACTTGTCACCCGGAAACAACGGCATAACCGCTCCACCTTTGAGACGGACCCGGTTTTTGATATAGGCGTTGCGGTCCTGCATATATTGATCGGCGTCGCCGCCAAACATCTCGACAATGCTGTCCTGATCCATAGGCGTTTCAATGAAGGCCGCGATCATGGCGTTGATAACGGCAGCCTGCAGTTCACTGCTCTGGTATTTATCCAGCATACGAAACTGCTTCATCACTGCAGAGAACAGAGGCTTTCCCCGGCTCTGGCCTGTGCGTTCCTTGTCATGGACATGAATGACGCGGTGGCGGCCCCAGCGCGTAAACGCAGGCACCCGCTGCCAATCAGTGGCCGCATATCCCCAGGTGAAATGATCACCGGGATGAGTTTTCTTAATCCAATAAGCCTGCGGCGCACCGTAGCCATCAACCTCAATACCGGCGCGCATGCCTTTGCCATCACTTTTGTGCGGTGGCGTCGACAGACGGTCGGCCTCAATCACTTGAATACGGGTGGCGAACGGTCCGTCGCCGGGTAACCACAAGGGAAGCGCCAACGCTTCGCCGTTTAATAATCCAGAACGAAACACCAGTTGGGTGAGGCCTGCAAAATTCAGCGTTCGACCTGCATCACAGTCAGTTCCATCAGCCCAGGTCCGCCACAGGGCTTCAATCTGATTGCTCCATTCATCAGCCCAAACCTTGTCACGACCCAGCGCCCGATAGTCAGGCTTGGCCGATAACCGGAACCCGGTGCCGACCACATTGTCGGTGATGGTCTGGATTGCGCCCGAAGCAATGCCGTTATTAATCGCTAAATCACGATTGCGCGCCCGCAGAATGGGCAGGTCATCCAGCAAGTCCGCATCAGCTGAACCGAATGATGCCTGCCAGGAAGCTGTTTCCCGGTCCGTGGTCGAGGCACCATGATAGGCTCCCGCTTGAGCCTTTGGCCGCGAGATGAAAGAACGCAATCGATGGAGCATTTAAAATTCCACGTAAATCGGAGCCCGCCGAGACAGACCCTTAAGCTTGGCAATCTGGTTTTTAAGACCAGCGACATACAGACGCAGGTCAGCAACATTGGCTGGCGTATAGGCAACACGCCCACCGGTGCCGATATCCACGACCTGGCGTTGACCGCCCGTGGCAAGCACATGCAGAGCAGCCTCGGCTTGCGTAAGCCGGGTTTCCAATGTTGATAATTCAGTCATGATCTCAAACCTGTTTAGAGCCAGGGATCGTCGGACAAGATAGGATCTGCCCAACGCGATGATGTGTCGGTTTCCGCCTCCGGCATGGTTAGCGATGGTTTGACTTTCACCGCGTTGCCCTTGTTATTTTCCTTGGCGTTTTCTTCCAGTTTGCTTTCCTTGTTACGCGCTACACGCTCGGTCAGTCGCACCAGATCATATTCAGCTGCCGCTCGGGCATAGACCCGGCAATCCAGCGCCTCGTTACGTTCACGGGTTTTTTGCCACTCGATAACGGCAAACCCGTTTTTCTTAACCCGGGTCACAGCCTGCTCGGCGGTCAGTTGCTTAAAATACTCCGGGTCATACTGCGGAAAATGACAGTATCCCGGCGGAAACCCTTCGCCCTCCGCTTCATCAGGCGTTTCTTGACGCAGATTGCCATAGAGCTCGGCCTTGAATACCGGCCCGCAGACCGTCCACAGCTTGGCACCACGCTTGCGTTTGCGCTTGCCAATCTTAACCTCGACATCGCTCGGTCCCTGAATGGGGAAGCGGCTTTTATCCACGCCCTTAATAGGCATAACCCGCCCCAGTGGAGCCGTCCGCGACCAGGCATACACTTCCTGGGTGGCGTAACCGGAATCAACCGCCATGCGCTCAATAATCATACCGGCCCCGGTTCTCGCATGAGGAAACCGTTCTTCCAGCATGGCGCTCAGCTTGTTCCAGACACCGGCCTTGGCCGTATCGCCAAGGAGAACCCGGTAGTCCACCGACCAGCTTTCTCGGCTCCGACCCCAGGCCACAACCTCGACCTCAATACGGTCGCGTTGGATATCGGCACCAGCTGTCAAAAACAGTCCGCCTTCAGGCACAGTGCCAATCGGGTATTCCTCACGACAGTTGTAAATACGTTCCCATTCCGGAGCTTCGCCCCGGATTTCAAAGACCTCCCCCAACGAAGTGTTGATGAACGTCTTCATGGCCTCCTCGCCTTGCTCCTTGGCGGCAAGAAATTCACGCACCATTTTTTCAAGCTTTATCCAGGGTGAGTAAATCTCGTTCAAATGAAACCCGGCGGTATCCACGAATGGATTTTCTGCTCGCCACTCACCCAAATGGATCGTTGCCCAGCGTTGAGGGTCGCTCCAGATATCGCCACAGTGCTCACAAACGTAGCGAGCGCTCTCGGGCAGATGCTTGCTCTCTTTGTCCTTTTTCCCGCCACCTTTTTCCCAGTGCACCTGCTCCCAACGCAGGGTCTGGTATTCACCACAAGAAGGGCAAGGCACCCAATAGCGGCGTTTGTCACTTTTCTCCCAGGCAGCATCGATCCGGCTCGCCCCCTTGATCGTCGGGGTGGAAACCATGATGATCTTACGATTCCAAAAAGTAACCGTGCGTTTCTTGGCCAGATTAACCGGATCACCTTCGGCTCCAGCGCTGGCCGGATAACGGTCCACTTCATCACAGAGCAAAATGCGAATGGGCCGCATGGCCAATCCGGATGGCGCGTTGGAACCCACCAAAGTCAGCTGGCCGCCAATAAATTTCTTATGCAGGATCTTGTTCGATCCATCGCGCGATTTGGGACCAGACAGTTTCCCCCGCAAACATTGCGTGTCACGGACCATGGGCGCGAACCGGTCCTTTGACCAGGACTCCGCATCTCTCTCCGTCGGCAGAACCACCATCATCGGAGCCGGATCCTGGTCGATATGATAGCCGACCATGTTCAAGCCGATTTCTGACTTGCCAATTTGGGACGATGACTTGATCACCACGGTTTCCACCGAGGCGTCAGACACCGCGTCCATGATTTCACGTTGGTATTCAGCCCGGCCTGTGTGCCATTGCCCCGGTTCGGAACTGGATTCAGAACTAAGCTTACGGTATCGGTCCGCCCACTGACTTATGCTCAGATTGGGCGGAGGTGCCGCCATCCGGCAGGTCGTCGTCACCACTTTCAGTAGTTCCGGCGTCCCCGTCAGAGCGAGGCGTAATCTCGACATCCGTTTCGGCAATTTCTGTGAGGACTTCGTAGACCGCCTTTTTGATGACGTCTTTGGCCTGGTTGATACTTGTCGTTTCATGAACCACCGGTGCGATTTTATCGGGCAACACCAACAGTCGTGCCCGCATCAGCGCCACGATCTCTGTCCAAGCCGCTGTCACGTCGGACGCGAACAAAAGATCGCCCCGTATTTGTGAAGCTTCCATTTCAGCCAAATCAGCCCTGGCTTTTATCAATCGAGCGCGCTGGGTGCCGTAGTCAGCTGGGCCAACATCGCCCTGAATATTTAAATCTCGCAGATACCGAATGTAGCCACGAACCGCTCCGACCATCTCGTAACGCCCCCGCGCCACCTTAGGGATAATCCCTTCGGCGCTGAGTTGGCGCACACGCCGCTCAGTAATATCGAGCAGCTTCGCCAGCACCTCGGCGGATTGAGCGTTTTCAGCCATGGGCGGTCAAAAACCTTTTAATTGCAGTCTATTAACGTTGATGTATGGGCGCTATAGAGCGTTACTGGCTCAACCAAATGATTGAACCAGAAGGAAAAGTTATGACCACCATTGCTATTTTGATGAACGACGGCAGCACAGAAATTCCGCGCCCTTGGAACCGCGCATCAAACGAAAGCGAACTTCTGGAAATGATCGAACATTATATTGCCCACCACACCGGAAAGACCGGCAAGCGGGCGTTGGACATGATTAACATTGACCATATCGACCTAGATGCCACCGTCGCAAAAATCGCCTTACGAGATGGCCAGATTATTCGTTTTTACGCTTTCACTGAACAGTTTTGATTTTGCTTCAAACCCAGACTTTCCGCATCCGGATTTCTTCAAACACCCGGCGAAGCGTATAACTCCGCACAATTGAAATGCCGGTAAAGATCGCCCCAATGACAAGATTGTCTACCAAAGAAACTTCAAGCCCAAACAGAGGAAAGACCAAAACCTGAGCCGATACGGCAACGCCATATCCAACGGCCACGTTAATCAATGATTCCAATAATGACATTCGTTTCGATTGTCTCATGCGGGTACTCTTTCTTCTTGAATTTCATCAAACGAACGGTCATCACCATCCAGCATTGCGGCTTTACCTGTAGCTTTTTGCCACCGCATCACGGCCACGTCTACATATGTCGGCCCGATCTCCATGGCATAAACTCGGCGTCCGGTGCTTTCACCGGCCATGATCTGCGATCCCGAACCAGAAAACGGCTCGTAGCACAGACCGCCAATCTCCACATGCTGGCGCATGGGGATGGCAAAACAATCAAGTGGTTTCGGCGTTGGGTGGTCCGGGCGTTCATCACCGCTGAGACCGTGAATATCCCAGACCGATGCCAGGAAATCAGCACCATCAATTTTTGGCGGCATGTTGCCCTTAATCCAGCCCATCAGGCAGGGCTCATGTTTCCAGAGATACTTGGAACGGGTGAGCACACCCTTTTCCTTATTCCAGATAATTTGCTGATGCTGAAACGCGCCCAGCTCCGTCCAGACTTCTTCCAGCATGGCTTGGCGGCGCGATGCATGCCAGCAATACCAGGCTGCATTGAGCTCGATGGCTTCGGCAATGGCAGCCTTGATAAATCCACGATATAGTTCGGGGCCTTGAGATGAATCATCCCAGGTCACACCATAGGTTTCAGACCAATCCTTGTTGCCGTCGGTCCCGCTTTTATCGCCCTTGGCCACCTTGCCTTTGCGCGCACTGTTTTGCGGATGGTTGGTGCCATCGTAATCGACTAAGTAAGGCGGGTCGGTAGCAAACAGGACGGCGCGCTCGCCGTTCATCAGGCGTTTGACATCTTCCGCATTGGTGCTGTCGCCGCACAGCAGACGGTGATCACCGAGCAACCACAGATCGCCGATTTTGGAAACTGGTGTGACAGGAGGTTCTGGAACATCGCCATCACCTATGCCACCGGGTTCGCCCAAAGCATTCGCCAACATGGTCGCAACTTCGTTTTCATCAAACCCAAGCGGGCCTGCAAACTCATCATCCTTGAGCGCTTGTAGATCAATGACCAACTGATCCAGGTCCCATTCGGACTCTGCAGATTTATTGTCCAGCAGTCGTGCGGCCTTCACCTGTGCCGGGGTCAGATCGTCGCGCACGATGACCGGCACCGACGCAAGCCCGAGGCGCACAGCAGCCAAGCGCCGACCATGTCCCTTGATGATCACGCCATCGACATCAACCACAATGGGTTGGTCAAAACCGTACTCGGCGATAGATCCTGCAATCTTATCGATCTGATCATCCGGATGGGTTTTGGCGTTGTGGGCGTAGGGTGTCAGCTCCGCCGGATCCTTTTGGATCACGTCAGCCAGAAAAGTTTTAGACATGCATGTTTGTTTCCCAAAAATTTAGGGGCGTTTCCGTTTTGGCACGGAGGGTCATTTCCGTTTGCGGGCAAACGTGCCGGTTGGCAAAACACCAGTGTTTGCAGGCCTTGCGGGCCGCAATTCGATATCCTCAAACGGAAACGGAAATGGCTTTTTTATTTTTCGTCACTAGGAAAATGCCGGGCAAAGCCCGCCAGCATAGGAAATCCGCCAGGAAGGAACCATTTTATTGCTGTGACCGCCGCCAGCCAGCAACTTTAGCCTCTTCCTCAGAGCAGAACCAACGTTCGCCCTTTGACTCGTCAATGCGTGTTTGTTCGTAATGACGCTCGCCGGGCACATGAAATATCTTGGAGCCATTGCGGCTGACATTGCCTTTGATCTCGCACCCACCAGAAGCCTGATCTGTTGAGGTGGTTCGGTCCGTGGCGGCGAGCCTTGCACCCTTGCGCCAGTCCCAAGGGGCGATGAATGAGCCCGCCCAAAGTCCGCGATTGTTGCTTTTGGCTTCGGCTTCCTCGCCAACAAACTCGTTGGAGTAGCGACGATAAGCCAGCGCCCATCCTTGACTGACGAGGGATGCGTTGAGGTTTGTCTGATCTACGAAGCAAACGGCAATCACACGACCATAGCGATCCTGATCCGTACCCTCGCACCGCACATCAGTGGAGCCTATCAGCTCACTCAGAGCGACCGTAGCCTTCTGCCCACATCGATAGGTTTTGCCATTTGTCTGACAGCTTTGTTTGCTCTCAGGCGCATCGATGCCGTGCATACGGATCTTGGTGCCAGTGATTTCAAGGGTGTCACCATCCACGACCCTGGCCGGACCAACAACGTCAGCCTTGGCTGTGATCGGCACAATAGCAACGGCGATAGCCGCAAGTGCAATCAGCAGAAATGACCGGATAGATCCAAACGACATGATCTCAACAACTTTCAAACAACAGGTAATTTGACCCAAGAAAAATGGTTTCTATGTTGCCACCGTGTCCGTGCCAAACTCTCCTGAGAATAGTCAAAAACATAGCCCATTTGCCCTTTTCTGTCCGCGCGAAAAGTGTTCACCGAACACCTTTTTATACACTACTCACGACTTCGCCGATTGGACCATCGCAATCACGTCTCGCCGCGAACGATTACTTGGCAGCCTATGACCGTTAAGCCTCCAGGCAATCACGCAATGGCCAAAAAGATAGCGTTGATGGACGGCTGAGCGCTGCAATCCGACCTTTCCGCAGATAATTTTCCACCGTTTGCCTGCAGCCCTAAACCAACAGATCTTCGCCACATCAGGATCTAACCACTGCAGCCACTGCATGGTCTCATCCATTCGGTCAATGGAGCCCGGCGAGGGCCAAGGCCTGCGCAAAACCGGATCATGCCAACCAAAGGATTCATTGAGATCATGGACCACATCAGGCCATGCTGAGAAATACCCCTGTACCTTTTCTTCAGGCAGTCGCTTCAATACGGCTGCAGCCTCAACCAATCGTTCTTCCACCAGAGTTGGCGTCCAGTGATTATTGCCCATGATTATCTTCCTTTCGCTTGCCGTAGAGCTTTTCACCCACTTGGCGGATTAATTCTTTTTCAGGCCAGGTCAGCCGATCATCCTCAACCGACACGGCCAGCATTCCTTGTTCCTGCCAGCCATCATGTTTGACCTGATCGGCGTCTCGACGTGTGCCGCCGTAACCGCGTGGATGCCATTTCATGACGCACCTCCCATGCGGTGATCCTGTGCCCAGCCCAGCAGAGCCAAAGCATCGGCCTCGTTGTCGTCCGTTGGATTAAACCCACGGGCACACATGGCAGCGATCATGGCGTCCTTGTTGGCGTTGCCCTTGCCAGTGGCATGACGCTTGATGGTGCCGACGGGGACTGCCTCATAGGGGATTTGATGGTGTTCGCACCAAGCCGTGACATGGGCCAGAAAACCGCCGTAAGCGTGGGCAGCATCAACACCGGCATGACGCCGGACCTCTTCGACGAACACAGCATCTAAGCCACCGGCCATTTGCTTGATCTCGGTCAGCCATTGCTTGAACCGCAAGAAGCGCATGCCGCCACCTTGCCATCGGTCGTTTTTAAATTCGGTGGTTCCACTGGTGATGGACTGGTCTTGGCCATGCAGTGCCCACCCGGTCTTGGTGCCGAGGTCGAGAGCGAGCACCTTGATGCACCCGCCATCTGAATGTGTTGGAGTTTTGGTCAAAGAATTTTCAGGCATGATGATCTCCGTGTCTGATGAACAATGTGGTGGGGTGGGATTGGGCCGATGGATTCTGACAGCCATGGCAAAGAGGGTTCGCCAAGCGTCAGCGCTGGCGTAGCCCTCTCCCCCTGTAAGGGGGAGGTATTCACTTGGATTCTGGAATTGGCTCTGAACACCGCAGAAAACATGGTTTTTTGTCCAGAATCCAGAATCCAAATCCAGAATCCAGCTGGATTCTGGAATGGGCCTTAACCCGTTGATTTTGTTGGAAACGAGTGTCCAGGCAGAATCCAGAATTTTTGGATTCTGGATTCTGGATTGATGATTTTGGAGCCTATTCATCGGCCAGCTCCTCATCGTGATAGACCCAAACATTCGGGCTTTCGACTTCGAGAACGGCCCCCGATTGACGACATTTGTAATGGGTTGGAAGCAAGGGGTGAGTGACCTGAGAGACCTCTCCAGTGTCATCGTCTACGACATCGAGTGCCGCACCCAACTGCATGTCTTCCACGCAGAGATAACCGTACCGGGACCGGGACAGGGGTGGCAGGTCATGATCTTCCGGATTGCGAAAGAACTTGATGTAGCCCTTCGTTGAAAGAACACTGATGCGCTCGATAATGGTGCTTCGACCACCAAGCCCTGCGGTGTTCTCAAACGTCTCGGCAAATTGCGTCGACGTGTAAACACGTTCAGAGCGCGCTTCTTCAAACAACATCTGCAAGATGACATCGCGTTTGCGCAGGCGCTCGGCATCAAGCCTTTCGCCGTATTCCTGACGAACCAGACGCTCCGATGACGGATCAATTTCAATCCACTGGCCGTCATGCTTATCAACAATCTTTGCCGCTAACGCAGGGCCATTACGAAGCTCGGTGATCAGGCGGCGTTCCGGCTGCGCCTCATCCGGGCGAAACAAAATCATGCCTGAGCTGTAATAGCCTCTGAGCGACCCTGCCCCGGAGAGTGCCTGGAACGGATCTTCGTCGACCTGCTTCTTGGAAAGCTTCTTGGTGTGGTGAACAAGAACAATGCCAGCGTCAGGATCGACGTTGTCGCGCAGTTGCTCGACACGGTCCCGCAGGAAGAACAACATGGCGTTGTTGTCGTTCTCACTGGCCCCGGCCTCTCCACCGTCAAAGACATTGCGGATGGGATCTATGACGATGATATCGAGCCCGTCGGGGAAGTGTTTTGTGATGAGGGCAGTGACGGTGGCGATGCCTGCTTCGTTCAAGATCAGCTTAAGCTGTGGCGTGATCACCAGATTGTCATGCGCGTCCGTTATAACCTCGGGCGGCAGGTTGATCTGGCGAATGCGCTCACGCAGATAATGGTATTGGATTTCTGCCTGCAGATAGAAAATCCGCAATGGACGTGGCGGGATGAAGGAAAGAAACGTAACGCCTGCCGCCATATGAACGAGCCAGCTAAGCAAGAAGTCGCTTTTGCCCACCTTTGGCGCGCCGCCAAACACCAGCATTCCCGATGGCGTTAAAACACGCGGTGCAATGATGTCTTCTGGCATGGGTGATGTATCTCGAAGCATATGCCCGAGACTGAAGGCTTTGGCTGGGTTCTGTGGAACGACAACTACCTGGCGTTCGGCATCAACAATGAATGCCGCGACGTCCATACCGTCGGTAATGGCATCCGCAGCGTCCCATTTGTCCGGTTTGTCTTCCGGCGGCATGAGAATGGCGACGGAGTTAGCCCCGGCACCCAACACTGCCTTTGCCGCAGCTTCGGCGTACTGCCATCCGGCGGCGTCCTTGTCGGGCCAAATCACCACGCGCTTGGCAGCAAGCGGCGACCAGTTAGTTTTCTCGACCGGAGCACTGGCACCGTTCATGGCCGTGGTGGCACAGACACCTTGCCCAATAAGAGCCTCGGCGGCCTTTTCACCCTCGACCAGGATGACTTCAACCGCTGACCTCATGGCGGGTTGGTTATAGAGAGGGCGCGGGTTGGGAGCCTTCATCTTGCGCGAAAGCACGTCCCAGGGCCGAAACTCTTTTCCGCTGGGCGGATCGTAGCGGTAGACACAGGCCAGCAAACGGCCTTCACCGTCATGGTAGTCCCACTTGGCGGTGACTGGGCCCAGTTCATCAACGGGAGCGGTTATCTCAGATTGAACGTGAGTGCTTTCTTGTCTTGGCTCGCCCAGCCATTGCCGGATGTCATCGAGCAGTGCCGGAAAAGCTGAGCGGGATTCCCGACCCGTCGCCGCCGCCCACAGGCTGATGATGTCGCCACCTTCCTTGGTGGCGAAGTCATGCCACATTCCGGCTTTACTGCCGGTCAGCTCAACCGTCAGGCTTTCGCCCTTGTTGCCCTGAACATCGCCGACCAGAAACTTGCCATGGCGAAACACACCGGCAGGAAACAGATAGGACAGAACTCCACGCAGGTTGCCAAGCAGACGCGACTTGAGATCGTCAACACTCAGTTCTGATTGCCGATCATCATCCTGTCTTTGCGGGGCTGCTGAATTGAAGTCACGCCAGAGGTCGAGCTTTACCACGTCACCGCTCATGCACCCGTTCTCCAGCACCGATCTGACCAATCACAGAATTTGCACTCGAAGAAATCAGCAGATTGAGCAATGCGTGGAAGCAGCTCACCGGCTTCGGTCGCCTGAATGATGCGCACACCCTTGTCGCTCATCTTCTGGGCCATACCGCCATCAAACGGGACCTGCTCGTGATAAATTTCTGAGGTGTCTTTATTGATCGCCGTAAACAGGGCCGGATTCTGAGAAATGCCCGGTACCGTCGCTTCCATGTAAGCCTGGTAGACGGCGACCTGAGCGGCATAAACCGGCTTGGAAGCAGCCAACCCTTTCTTCACCGTATCCTTCCAGGATTTGGCGTTCATGGATTTGCATTCCCAGAGAGCGGGAAAGCCGGTCAGAACGGGACCGCCATTGACGATGCCGTCCACATGGCCGCGAATACGTCCGTCCGCCACTGAGAAGCCGAACTGCTCACCCCCGGGCTTGTTGCCTTTGGTGGTGTAAAGATCAAACCCGGCCATATGCAGCCAGCGGATGGCCATGTCTTCAAACAGGTGACCGGCAGCAAATATGCGCAGGGTCTGGCCTTTAAAATCCCGCCCATCGTCTTTTGGGGCCTGAGCATACTCAAATTGCAGGGCGCGCTCGCAGGCGACACCAAGGCGCGATCCACCCAGATATTTACGGGAGGACTGGGCCTGGTTTTCCGCCACAAGAGCTTCGTCGATATAGACGTTTATTTGGTCGGCAAAGTTGGCCGAAGAATTGTAATCAAGCATCAGAATGGGATCTCCGTGTCATCGGCCTTGGCCGTTGCCAACATGGCGTCCTGGAAGCCACCAACGGCAACTTCAATGAGGGTGAGGACCTGGGCTTCAGACAGGTCAATCAAGCGGGTCTGCCAGCCGATCTCTTCCATGATTTCCGCTGCCATTTTCATGGCGTAGCGAATGGCGGCTTGTTCTTGCTCGGTCAGGTCAACCATGCCCAAGCCCTCCTTCGCCAATCGAGACCAGTAACCCTGGCAAGCCATGGAACAAAACCAACGCATAGACCGAGGTCGTTTCGATGAGCGGCGGTCGAACCAGCCAAAACCACGAGTTGGTCGCCGACAGACGGCACAGAGATGTCCACGCGGATGCCAGAGGCGCAGGCGATGGGCTGCATTTTCGGGTGAATGCGCCATGGGTCATGCTGCCCTCCGGTCACCATCAGGGGCGTTCAACACCAGATTGGTGATAGCCGCCTTGTTGAACTGGAAGGTCAGCAGAGCCGAAGCCTGATACCGGGTGAGGCCAAAATCCTGGCGGTATTCAGGTGGTAAGAATTGGAGCTGACGGGTTGTGACCGATTGATTAAGCCAGGAACGAGACTTGTGGGCACTTTCGTCTGTCTCATTCTCATTAAGCCAGTCATCGGCTGCGGCAAAACATCCAACGCGCTCACGGGAACACCGCTTGCCCGCCTGCGGCACAAGGACCGCTGTGCGGTGGCCGGTAGTACTGCTTTTCGTTGGCGTCACCGCTTCCTGCGCGCAGTGACCGCCGGTGCAATCAAGCTACGCGGCATCGTCGAAGCCGATGAGACTTTCGTTTTGAGCAGCCGTAAAGGTGAACGAAACCTGGATCGAAAGGCCCGAAAGCGGGGCGGTAAGGCCTCCAAACGAGGCGTGTCGGACGAGCAAATTCCGGTCCTGGTGGCAGCCGACCGCTCGGGTACCACCGTCAGTGCCGTATTGCCGACGGTGTCTGCCGCTCATCTGCAAGCAGTTCTGCAACCGGTTCTCGATCCAGATGCTCTGTTGGTCACCGATGGCTGCACCAGCTATCCGCCTTGCGCGGCGGCAATGGGCATCAGCCATGAAAGCCTCAACCAAACCGCCGGTGAGCGTGTCCGGGGTGAATTGCATATTCAGACCGTCAACAGCCGCCACGAGAGGCTCAAGACTTTCCTGCGCCGTCATCGTGGGATCGCCACCAAGTATCTCGACAGCTACCTCCGATGGTTTCACCTCGCCGTTCTTCCGAGACATCCAACACCGCGCGCAGTGCTTGCCGCAGCCGCCGGAATCCTGCCTGTCAGACAATGTGCATAG